AGCGCATTGCCTTCTGATCTAAAACTTCCGAGAGATCCCGACGGAGTACTCTTAATCGGAAAGAAACCAAAGAAAGAATTTAACCCCGGCTCTGGCACACAGTGCATACGTCTTTTCGAAGCTTTAGCTATTAAGCTGCCTATTAATGGAGTCACAGGTAAGCCCACGCTCTCGCAGGTTGCCTTAAGTGAATTTGACAGTGATAACGTAATCTTAAACATGTATAGAAAGCGAGTAAAGATAGAAACTAAACTAGAACATATAGAAAAAGTTATAGGCAACATAAATCCTTTAACTCACCGTATTCATAGTAGGTATAATCAGTATGGAGCTAATAGCGGTCGGTTTACGTCGTCAGGCTCAAAGAAAGAAACAGCAGGAAATGATAAGACAGAATTTGCCATTAATGCGCAACAGATACCAAGAAGCAGCGAGTTTCGGGGTTGTTTTAAAGCAACACCAGGCTTTAAGTTAGTTATTTGCGACTTTTCCCAAATCGAACTCAGGTTAGGCGCAGAGTTAATTAAGATCCCTCAAATGATCGAGGCTTTTAAAAATGAACAAGACTTACATACGGTTACAGCAAGTTTAATTTACAGGATACCTACTGCAGACGTTAAGAAACATCAAAGGCAAGACGGAAAAACACTTAATTTTGCTTTGTTATACGGTATGGGCTATCGAAAATATAAAACGTATGCTGCACAATCAGGAAAAGTAATATCGTTATCAGACGCAAAGGTCGCTCATACAGCTTTTCACACAGCTTATCCACGCTTACGTGAATGGCACCGAGAGCGATCAGCCATGGTAGCTGATGGTTGGTGTTATGTACGCACTCCATTAGGTAGACGAAGGCTTCTTTCGTATGACGACGCCATCATGACTGCTTGCGCAAATACTTTGATTCAGGGTGCTGGGGCGGATATACTCAAACTTTCGTTAGCTGAATTAGGAAAGTATCTAAACGAAGATGCGTCACTAGTAGCCTGTGTGCACGATGAGCTTGTGCTCGAGGTTAAGGAAAGCAAAGCCATCCAATATAAAGAAATCCTTGAAAATTCAATGAAACTCGCAGCCGAGACTATCTTAAAAATTGTTCCTTCAAAAGCTGACGCTTCGATCGCAGACACATGGGCAGAGAAATGAGTACACCTCGCGAATTAAATTTCAAATTTAAAGAAGGCGACAGGGTTACAGAGATAAATAGGATGAGGCAACTGTGTGCAGGACCAGCTATTTCGACTGCATCTAAGAATCAAGTCTTACGTATACTGAGCGCCACACGCTCAGGCACCGTTTCGTCCGTAGGTGTAATACAAAACTTAAAAGGGGCGAGACGAATTTATGTAGACGTAATTTGGGATGGTTCAAAACTGACTTCAAGGCATGAGCAGATGCGTCTTGCCTTGCTAGACAACGTATAGAGGTTAGGTTACCATTTGCGAGAATTATCAAAGAGCTTGTGAAAAACCAAACAAAAACCCTAAGTTTGCGCAGTCTTATTAAAGCTGCCTCAGCCATACACGACGCAAATCCGAGTAAAATTGTGTTTACTTTAAAAACTCAAGAAGGTTTCTACGGTTGCGTTAAGTCAATTGATAAAATTTATTTAACTTCAGAAATATCTGCCACCCCGTTTCAAGCGGCAAATAAAGCTCGTTCTCTTCAAAAAAGTTTAAAAACTAAAGATAAATCTAAAACACTTAACAAACCTATAGAAGTAACTAGCAAAAAAACTAAAAATCAAGTAAATTACTCTTGGAAATGCCACACATTTTTAGAGACTCAACACATGCCTCTCTTAAAATTCCAAGAGGTATGGGTTATTACAAAGAGTAATACCTATGTACGAGAGTACCTAGATAAACAAAGTCAAAACCTTGTGGCTTACACGACAGAACGTGATAAAGCAAAGATATATGTAGACCACGAAGAAGCTAAATTGAATATGAAAGTGCTTAAAAATTTAATCGGGCCTGGTTTTGACCTAATGCGATTTTTTGTGGAAAACAAGTAGACTAGTAAAAAAGTCCTGTTATGGCTGCAAGATTTGCTGGAGACTATTTTGGTATCAGCCAAGCTGATCTCTCGGATACATCGGAACTTTTAAACTACTTTCCTGAGCTGAGAGACACGTACAAAAGAACAAAAACTGACAAGGACAAAGACGAAGGACCTAAAATTACCGGTAATTTCACTGCACCGGAAGGTTTTTCTAGGCGCTAAAAATTTATTTTTTTGTTTTCGCTTATACTACGTAAGTTAGAATTTTTTAATTATGAGTGCCTCACCTTACAAACTACCCCCAGGTTTTCTGCGTGTAGCTGGACAGCAGTTAGGGATAGATTTAGAAGAATTGCTTAACCCCGATCCAACCACGGGTAAATCAATACTGGAAGGATTTGACCCTGTACTTTCCCTAGGTCCCCAGCCTTACGGCACTAAAAAACCTAGAGGAAACGTTTTAGGTTACAAACAACCTTCAATGCCGTCGGCAGGTAATTTTACACTCGTACCTAAAACCGGTGGAGGAACTACTGGTGGAGGAACTACTGGTGGAGGAACTACTGGTGGAGGAACTACTCGAGCACCACTCTCAACAAAATACGGTAATAGTCCAACCATATTTGGAACACAAGATTATGACGTAGCAAAAAGCCTAGGGTATGATGATGCCTCTATTAAAAAATATCTAGAAGAAGGTAAACTGACTCTTGGAGATGATATAGCGAAGCAATTTAATCTCCCTAACCAATCATGGGATTATAAAGCTCCTGGATTTACTTCACCTGCAGCAGGTGCAGCCACTGGAGGTACTGCGCCCTCTAGAGGAGCACTCTCGACCAGGTTTGGTAATGATCCAAACATATTTGGTACCCAAGATTACGAAGTAGGAAAACTGCTTAATTACTCTGATCCTGAAATTGAAGACTATGTTAAGAAGGGTTCTTTTCAACTTGGTGATGATTTAGCCAAGAAATTTAACCTTCCCTCACGGAGTTGGGATTATAAAGCGCCAGCTTCAGCGCCTGCCGCTACTCCAGCAGCTGCCTCTACTCCAGCGCCAACACCAACACCAACACAACCGAGTTTTACAAAATCAGTCACTAGTTTTGATCTAAGTAAAGATAGTCAGGGTAGAAGCAACGTACAGGAATCAAGTTCAGATTATTTTGGTACACCAAGAGGAATATTAAGCACAAAATATGGCAATGATCCAGGTATATTTGGAACAAAAGATCTCGCCGAAGCCAAGGCCATGAACTTTGCTGACGAGGAAATTGCGAAATGGCTTTACGATAAAAATATTCCTGTAGGGGACGATATTCCGGACGCATTAGGGTCAGAAAACAAACCAAGACTAGCAGGGCAAATATATAAAAACTACAAACTTAACGGCGTACAGTATGCTTAAAATATGTAGATGGATAATTATATTCTATGTGTAGAAAAAAATAAAAAAGAAATAAAACTTGGCTTAACAGCTAACGATAGTAACCACGCTGGTGCGCAAGCTAAAGATATAGCTAGAGCATTTGTAGCAGATGCTTTTACACTAACATACGAAGAAATAAAGTCTAGTTTACTTAGTGAGTTCTTTAAAAATCTCGCTTATAGCAATTTCAACCATAAAGATTGCTCTGTCTGGCAAGCAACATATTGCAATAATACGCCTGTCATCTACGCATTCGGTGTACGATACTACGTACGACCATTAGTACTAAGTTACTTAGATATCCCTAAGGATCTTTATGTTCTGCCAAAATGCGGACGGAAAAACTGCGTAAATCCCTTTCACAATACTTACAAAACAATGAAAGCCTCTAAACTCACTAGCGCGGATAAGCGATTGGCGCTAGCCTTCGCAAGCCAAGGCGTCCCCGTAAAGGAGATTGCTAAAGCTTTTAAAATCCACCGCTCTTCGATCTACCGCTTGTTTAAAAAATGAACATCCTGCTACTTGGCCTACGAGTCACTAATGAATCAATTGAACGAGAGGGCTCCTGTGAACTAAATGCTGAAGCTTTACCCTCAACTGAAAGAAAGATTCCGACCAAAGTATTATTGAGTCAAAAATCTGATCACTATGTAGGAAAACTGTTGGGTAAATTAGAAGAGAAAGAAATTTTTCTTGCTATTGGACCTACAAAATCTGATCCTGATGGTCTATTAAAAATGCAACCAATGCTGGTTGTGAGAAAAGATAACTGGGAAGACTTACTAGCAATTAATTTATTTATTGCTACAGGTGGTTTGGGACCAAAAGCCGAAGAAAATCAACTCGGCGACAACACGGTTACGAACAGATCCTTAGCTTGGCAGGATGAAAATCAAGAAACAAACTGGATGAAAGTTTCTTGTTGGAACGAACTATCAGCTCAGCTGGCAGATCTACCCGCCGGAACTCCAACAATTGCTGTGGGTCGGATTAGTACGTCCGAAAAAGATGAACGAATTTTTCTTAACTATGGCGTAGATAAAATTCTTTATCTGCCTCGCACACAAAAAGCTGCACCCACACGGGCTGCTGATCCTGAAAAGGGTCGTGTGTCTCCTTCTGCTCTCGGTTCTCTCGACTTCTCTCTTTAACTAATCATGGTATTTATTGCAGGCAAATTTTCGGCTGATGAAATCCTTTGTCAGATCCCGCCACACACGTTACGCATTGATCTTCAGGCTCGTCGTTGGAAATCCGACAGTGATCCTGAGGCGGCCATTGTTGACACGAATGACAACGGCATACCCATTGAGTTTATCTTGCTTGGTTTTACACCCTATTTCGGGAATCTCGGGATGCGGTCGCACGAAGAGTTTATTCGCATTAGTTACATCGGTGTGTCCCCTAATCATCGTTTACTACCTCCACGGTGTGTTTGCACGAGTATTATTAGCGGCAAGTCGAGCCAAAAAAACTTTATCACGTACTTCCAGACTCTATATAACAACCGTATAAATGTAGGTGAAGTTATA